GCATAGTATTTGTGCGCAACACACTACAGGCCAAACAGTTTTTACAAGTATGGGCACAGCGTGCCGACGAGCTCAACGGAGATCAGTGGGCGTTGAATACCTTGACTGAATTGACTCGAGACGACATGGACAACACGGTCATGCGCGGCGATACACGCATACGTTGTTTTCCTTGCATGATCTACAATAACTTTTATTTCAAAGGCGATCAAAGCCAGGCCAAGATCATACACTACAAAAGCAAACATAGAAAACTATATCCTTTATGAAATACGCCTTTGCCCGCGATATGCCTGGTGAACATACCAAATGGACTCTGGCTCCATGGCAACAGCATGGCTTAGAATACTTTGATCGTGTGGCCGAAGTACCGGACACATATGTATTGATCAGCAGCCATTTTGCACCCTGGTGGTCGCCTTTGAAAGAATACATCGCAGAAGGCAGACCCTGGATAGAAATAGAATACGGTTACTGGGGACCCGACACACCCAGAAGAGAAACACGTCGAGTGACCTATTGTGGACACCATAACATGCATGTCAGACCAGTGCCTTACAGTCGTGCCAACTTGTTTCCAACACCAGCACATCAGCCCTGGCGTGACACCGCAGGTGAATATGTGATTGGCATACAGCCTGTGGAAGAAATCTTGTTACAACGCACCGGAGAAAATTTACAGCAGTTTAGAGATCGATTGACTCAGGCCATACAACCTTACTGGTCTGGGCCCATACACTGGCGGAAAAAACGCGGCGGAGCCAAACCAGGAAGATTTGACAGTTATGTTGAACAATTGGCCGCGGCTCATGCGGTCTTAGGTGAACGTACCATGGCCACTGTGGAAGCATGTCTGTTGGGCGTGCCTGGATTCACTGTGGATACCAGCATGAGCACCTTGTTGATGGGCAACATAGAAAACTTGTCCAATCCGCCCAGGCCTGACCGTACGGCCTGGTGGGAACACATCTGTTGGAGTCAATTCAATCTTGCTGAATTTTCCACAACTACTCCAGCTGATTTAGTAGAACAATATCAGATTCAAGGCAAATAGCCAAATCTTTCAAAATCCTGTTGGTGATGATCATATATGATTTGTTTTAGTTGGTCGGTCAACTCTGACATGGTCACCGATTGTGTATTGGTTTGATTAATTTTGGGCAAAGGCTCGTTACACCCAAAATATTCAGATAATTCTGCCTGAATATTTTCATAGTGAAATATTTTTTCACACAACACACAACCCTGACCATCCAGGATCCATTGGCTTTGCAAGTCCCATGCAGTGGGAATTTTGAACACAACAGGATTACATTTGTTTTTTACAAACTGTTCAAACGATGTCCATGATTCGGTGCTGGCAATGTAATTGAAATAACTGATGGTTCTTGTGTAAGGATGTCGCACTATGCAGAATTTGATACTGGGTTCATTTTGCCAATTTATGGCTTTTTTGTGTTTGCCGACGTTTTTGCCAGGAGTGCCTAGTAGAAATTCAATGTTGTTTTGTTGCAACCACGTGGTCACTGCCGACCCACCATTTTTAGGAATGTGTATAAATCTATGCATACTTTTTACTTACCATAATATGGGCAGATAAATATCAACATGAAAAGAATCGTTTTGGCAACTGGTGGATTTGATCCTGCTCACAGCGGGCATGTAGCTTACCTAGAAGCAGCTAAAAAACTAGGTGATATTTTGATAGTGGGTTTAAATTCAGATGAATGGCTGATCCGCAAAAAAGGACGGGCTTTTATGCCGTTCAGTGAGCGCGAAGCAGTGTTACGATCCATGCGTTGTGTTGATGAAGTAATCAAATTTGATGACAGCGACAACAGTGCAAAAATGGCCATACATCACGTACGACGATTGTATCCGCACGATCATATCATATTTGCCAATGGTGGCGATCGAACCAACCAAAACATTCCAGAAATGGACGTGTTAGATCTCAATTTGCGTTTTGATTTTGGAGTGGGTGGCAACAACAAAGCCAATTCCAGCTCATGGATCTTGGAAGAGTGGAAATCTCCTAGAACTGATCGCGACTGGGGATACTATCGAGTCTTGCATTCCGTGGTACCCACGCTCAAGGTCAAAGAACTCACAGTGGAGCCAGGCAAATGGCTCAGCATGCAACGACACAGTCAACGCAGTGAATTTTGGTTTGTAGCCACAGGCACTGCCACAGTGTATACTTTGAACGTCAAAAGTGATTTTGAACTCATGGCAGTGGTCAACCAGCACGGCCATGTCTGGGTCGACAATCGTCAATGGCATCAATTGCGTAACGAACACGAGGTTCCTCTCAAGGTAGTAGAGATACAATTTGGTACCCAGTGTGAAGAATTAGATATTGAAAGACAACAATGACACCGATTCCGGTATTTGTTGGTTATGATCCCAGAGAAGCCATAGCGTTTCATACCTGTGTGAACAGCATAATCCGTCATGCCAGTCAACCTGTGGCCATTGTGCCCGTGGCACTAAATCTGTTCCGAGATTATGAAGAAACACACACTGATGGAAGCAATCATTTTATCTATACAAGATTCTTGGTACCACACCTTATGAGTTATACAGGATGGGCCATATTCATCGACGGAGACATGATCCTGCGTGATGATATTGTAAAACTGTGGAATATAAGAAATGAAGAGCATGCTGATGTATTTGTGGTCAAACACGATTACAAGACCAAGATGACAGAAAAGTATCTAGGCAGCAAAAACGAAGATTATCCAAGAAAAAATTGGAGTAGTGTGATCCTATGGAACTGTAGTTCATGGCCCAATAGAAAACTCACACCAGAATTTGTACAACGTGCCACTGGTGCTGAACTACACAGATTTACCTGGTTGGACGATGCACGCATCGGCGAGTTGCCGCCCGAATGGAACTGGTTGCCCGACGAATATGGCGCCAATCCAGATGCCAAACTGTTGCATTATACTCTGGGAACACCTTGCTTCCATGAGTTTGCTGATACTCCCCAGGCTGAAGAATGGCACAAAGAACGCATGTTCACTGAATATTGTCAGCAGAGGATTGAGTGAAAATAGACATACCAATCCGTCCAGAGATAGGACCAACGGATCTGTTGTGCATCAATCGAAAACTGCATGATCAACCAGTCAAGCCCAGGCAAGCAGCCTTTGTGGATAGATTCATGGCCGGAGCTGTGACATCTGGTCACCCCAGTCATTTGGTCAGCTATCACGAAGCCATGCAGTATCCCACAACCAATCCTTGGCACATACGTGGTATGAAATTCACAGCCGGAGTCAATGACTGTTGGCGTGATGGTCGTACTTTTTATTACATTGACAATGGATATATAGGCAATGGGCAAGCCAAAACTTATTTCAGGATTATCAAAAATCACGTACATGACATACGTGCTATCATTGAAAGGCCTCGAGATCGCCTAGATCGTTGTTTTATCCGCCTTAAACCCAAAAACTCTGGCAGTAAAATTTTGATTGCTCCGCCCAGTCAGAAAAGTCTCAGCTTGTGGGGCATGGATCCAGAGGTATGGGTAGCAGAAACTGTGGCTCACCTTAGACAACACACAGATCGACCCATTGACATCAGACTCAAAAGACCCCGAGCCGAGCGCCTGGCCGAGAATACCATGGAAGAAGCCTTGGCCGACGATGTGTATTGCTTGATCACCTACAACAGTGTGGCCGCTGTGGAAGCTGTGATGTTGGGCAAACCGGCTATTACTCTGGGCCCCAATGCAGCCGCAGTGGTGTCTAATACCCAGATCAGCGATGTGGAAAAATTAAGTTTTCCCGATGACGATCTCAGAGAAGCTTGGCTACGACATCTCAGTTACAGTCAATTTACCTTTACAGAAATGAGCGACGGCACTGCCTGGAAGATCTTAAACAGTTAGTTGGGTGTTTTCTAGACAAGGCAAAAAGTGTCGGTAGATCATGCCGTTGCGTGCTTCGCCATCAGTCCAGTGTGCGGCACTGAGATCATAGAGCCACTGAGTTCGATCTGGCATAGCAGGCGACTCGATTTGTGCTAGATCTTTGTTGGCCACTGCCCATGCCACACAATCATCATCGTCGGCAAACACTGGTATACCGGCCAACACAGCCGCTACGCTACTGGAACTATTGCAGAACACTGCGGCCCAGGCATTGGCAAGATCTTGTTGTAATGTGCTACCGTTAACGCTTTCACTTACTCCGGGCAGGCCAGTCAATTGAGACAGATTTATTTTGTGTTTAGGGTGCGACCGAATCAAAATTGGCCTGTTGGTAATTGACCGTAGACGTTGTACGGTCCGCCGGGTCCAATCAACCATGTCAGTGCCTTTCATCGACCATCCACCATCACGTTGCAAACACACCAATACATAGTCGCCATTGGCTCGCCAGGGCTTTAAATCAAGATTGAGTTTGCGTTGGATCTGTTGCCATTTAGAATTATCACTGTGGGCATTGGCATAATTATTGGTGTTGTAAAATACTCCATCAAGACTGTAACGCAAAAAATAGCTGTCGGTATCTACAAATTTAAAACAACTGGCGTCAATGGGCATGACATGTTGTTTGGTACGCAGTTGATGATCAATCACATCACGTCTGAGCTGTATGTGGGGTCCACGAATTTTAGTGCCAACCCAGCCTAGAATTACAGCCAGCCGGCAATCCACCACTTGTGGTTGTGTTTGTACCAATACACTGGCACCTTGTGCCTGAGCACCTTCAGCAAATGCTCGTAGCACTTCAACTTTGCGATTGCGGTCAGCAATCCTGGGCAGGCTGCTGAGATATACCACAACATCATACATGATAAAATTTCTTTGTGATTTTTGCAGCCGTGCCATTGAGCATTTCAGCCTTGGTAAATTGACAATAGCTTAGAGCACACAACCAATCACCAATGGGACCACGATACAGATCATTGATGTCTTCAATTTTGGTCCTGGCCACAGGCACGGATATATGTTGTCCAAGGGTAATAACAGGTATGCCCAACCAGATGGCTTCAATGGCGGCAACACTGCTGTCACTGATCACGCAATAATAATCATCTGGATTGTCCTTCAACTGTTGGTACACCGTGACACGAGTTTTTCTTGATGTAGTCTTGCTTTTGAATTCAATCGGCCGATCGGTTAGATTTTGTAGTATTTTACGCAGCTGATATCGCCAGTTAGCCAAACAGGTGTCCTGCATTTTGTAGTGTGATTCACTGCTTTCGACCACAAGAATTTTGTTTCCACCGGTACGCCAAGTCTCCGGAAATTTTGGAAACATGCCCAATCTATCAGCTGGAAATTGTTGCTCCATGATGTCATGATGCGTGTGATTTTTGACCAACCTGTGCCAGGTTTTTTTACCAGTGAGAAAATTTGTGTACCCAGAATCAATAAACCACATGGGTTTGTTATGGGTCAATCGGTCCTGTATCAGCAGTTCGTTGCCCAGTATGTTGCGCAACACCACAGGTTCATTGGTATCGACCTGTTCTCCTTGCAAGGCCCACGTGGGTTCGCCTTTGTTGAGTTGTCTGCTTATGGTTTTGACAAAAGTCAGTCGAGGATCAGTCACACACAACTCTATTAGATAATCGCGATCTAGATCATATCTTTGCAGATTTTCCGACAACCAGTTGATCAGTTTTCGGTAGCAACTTTTGTATTCAGTGATTACCTGTTCTTTCCACACTTTGAGATCTTGATGTAGGCTTTGTTGTACCACTTTGAAATCAATGTTTAACAGTCTGGTTTGTTCAAAGTTTTGTTGGCAACTGTTGAGATAAGCTGTGGTAATAGTCCAGTCGATATGCACAGATTTTTTAAGATGTCTTATCAAGATCCGATCGGCCAAGGGTGCCACAAGTTCTTCGTAATTCAAGATACCATGCATCTAACTACCATCCTAGAATTATATCGTTGCGAACTCGATCAAGTTCTCGGGCTCCCCAACTTTGTAAAAGATCCACGGCTTCACCGTTGTCAACTATGCCAGTGTCTTTGTGGAATTTTTGTTCTACCACTATCACAGGCCTACAGCTCTTGATGTAGAGTTCTGCACCCACGATGATTTTGTATTCATATCCTTCGCAGTCCAGTTTGATATAGTCAGCAGCGGGTAAACCCATGCTGTCCAGGGTTTTCATTTGTATGCCACCCTGACCAACTGTGTTGGGATCAACATGACTGTGGCCAGTGTTGTCAGCAGTGATGATCATGTCTATCATGCTATTTTCTGCACCCAAGGCACAGTCATAGACCTGCAAATTTCTGGCCGGCACATTTTTACGTAGACATTCTCTGAAATCAGCCACGGGTTCAATGGCATGCACCTGTTGGAAAAACTGACAAAGATCTCGTGTCCATAATCCCACGTTGGCACCTATGTCCAAGGCCACGTCATGTCGTTTGCAAAGGTTTACGCTGGCTCGACGCACAGGTTCCTGATACACTGCCTGTCCACCTTTGGCGATATTTTTGGCCAGCATTTGTGCAAAATGTGTGTCTTGATCTGGAAACCACCAACGATGTGCTTGGTACATGCTAGGCACCACCTGCGCGAATGCTGGCCCAGTAAGGATGTCCTTCGTGTTGTTGTATGTCACGTCCACGGCTGTGTCCTTGCTGTTTACGCTGACCCTTGGCATGATCCATGTACAAGCCTAGTTCACTGTTGATAAACGGATGCCCACTGAGACGTCCCTGGGTCTGTTTTACATTTAGATTGAAGAAACGATTGGTAGATTGAAATCTGCGGCGGATAACGTCCCAGATGTAGCTGTCGTGCCATTCGGCCTGCTCAAAAATACGGTCCTGATCATACATGGCCACAAACTCATGTATGAAATTCCGCGTAGTTGCATGAGCTAGATTGTAACCCACCCAGCCGCATTCAGAATGATATTTTTCTCCACGGCCCAGATAAGTTATCATGGCATCTTGGGGTGAGATCTGCTCCAACCAAGACATAGGCACAGGTGTATGTGTGTGCGTGTCCGCATCCAACCAGATCATCCAATCTGACAAAAAACGTTCACACAGGGCCAGGCTGTAGACCTTGTAGGCAAATCTCTGTGCATTCCAGCGAAATGTTTTTCGAGGATCATACACATCGGGGGGACCGGCCAGGCCATGTGCCCGTGGATTGTTTCGGTTGCGTTCAGTAAATACCACCAATGCGGAACTCAGTTTGACCAGATCCAAGACCTGCGTATTAGTGCGAGAGACCCTGGGCTGACAGTGTTCAGCACAAACAATCAAATCAACTTCTGCTGGCCATTTGGCTTCAAAAGTGTCGATCATGCGCTGGCCGTATTGTTTTAGGCCTTCCTCATTGAACGAGGTAATTACTGTATATTTCATCGTGGATATTTAGTGATCAAATCTGTGGCCTATTTTCCTTTGCAGTGCGCCAAAAACAGCTCGCCTGTGATCAGTGCCATGCTGGATTCTCTGCGCCAAGCCGGCATAAACACCCAAGAAAACACTTGGGACGCGGATGCTGTGATCATATGGTCGGTGTTGTGGTCAGGCCGTATGGCCGCCAATCAGGCAGTGTGGAGTCACTATAGAAGTCTGGGTAGGCCGGCGATCATCATAGACATAGGGGCCTTGTATCGCGGTCAAACCTGGAAGATAGCCTTAAACTCCATCACAGCAGATGGGTATTATGGACACACAGAAAACTTGGATTGGGATCGTCCCAGACGCCTGGGCATCAGCCTGGCCATCAATGTGAGTCGCAATCCCAGGATCGTCATAGCCGCACAACATGCACGCAGCCTGCAGGTCACAGGTCTAGTCAGCATGGAAGGTTGGATCATAGATCAAGTTGAACGCCTGC